CTCGCCTTCTTAGGGACCGGTTTAGTCTCCCCCGCGGGGATGACTTCCGTCATGAGAATGGGTGCACCACACGCCCATCCCCATGTGTAATCGTCACCAACATTCACATACACTTCTACGGTTTCGCTCACTACGCCACCATCCATCTTCACTAGGGCTCTTTGCTGAGTCGCTCCTTCTTCAGGGCTAATTGCTCCAGCAAATGTCCAGAAGGGTTTCTGGTCTTGGTAGGGCATCCTCCATTCAAGGGTGCTCTTGTTGTGACTTTCCTCTATCACTCTGCCTCTATAGTCGTACCTTTCATCAGAGAATGTTCCTCCTTGCAAGCATGTTGTTGCCCTGAGCAGCCATTGTGCGCCGCTTCCATTAACAGGCAAAATATTCATCTTGTAGTTGTAGGAGCCTCTCTGATACATGAACCAAATGCCAAAAATATTAAATGGCGTAGGTTCATATACGGTTTCTGCTGTGAAGGAATACCATGGTGCCTCAACGATCTGAGACCAATCATGGTTTACCAACGTGGTTGGAGAATGTGCCTTCCAAAATCTGTGGCACATCTGCCTAACATCGTGGAATTCCTCTCCAGTGCATACTCTCTTCATGGTCCAACTTGAGGCTGGGATTAGTGGCGGAAACTTCTCTGCAAAGATCTTGTCCAGGACATTACATTCTCCGGCTTGGGCTACCCAAGTACCGGCAGGTGTATATGCCGTAGTACGCAATCCTCTATACAGAGTGCTTGACGTCATTCTGTCCCATGGCCATTGAAAATCCATGTCATCATCAGCTGCACAATAACACATAACATATACAGTACTATCCCCTACTGCACTTGTGTTTATTGCTACTTCATTCACGATCGAAATCGCTATGACACCCATATCTCCGGCCGAAGTTTTGGTCCATGTGTCCTCACAGAGTTTGTACGGTATATCTGTGAGAGGGGGAATGCAGAAAAGTATCTCTGTATCTCCACAAAACGGCTTAATTTCTGAAAGAAAATCTCCGTCGCCTTCTGTGAAGTCTCCTGGTACCTCTGTTGCCAAAGGATGCCAAGAAATCCGCAAACTCCCGGTTGTGAATTTTGAGCACGCTATTTTGAAACGGTACTTCATAGTGCCTCTCCACATTCTGAACATATACGCTACGGCTGAAACCGGCGTGTTCATTACTGTGTAGGCTGAAGCCCCTCCATCTTTGGTTGGTGCTGTCATTGGTGTAACGTGGTAAGTCTTAATAATCTCACCCGCTGTGTTCGCTCCTGTAAACGTAAATATGTCGAACAGTCCTGGCCTTCTCGCCAAAACTTTCAGATCCATCTCATCTGGTCTGCCATACAACGTATCAGTATCGTTACACACTGCTGACGCAGGATCAAATCCTAAATCCTGCTGGGTCAAAAGTCCTTCGCCACTATTGAGACCGCTGTAGGTAGTTCCAACTACCGGTTCCACTGCGGCCAGTGACTGAGGTTTACTCAGACCGTACTTTCGGGCTATTTTGCTGGCTGCTTCCAATGCCAACGAGGCTGCTCCTGCCCCCATTTGATAGGTCATCCCTAATGGTACTCTTGCTAACGCGGCTGTAGTAACTGCCGTTGTATTCAAGAGTCCACTCACCAGACCTTTCTGTGTCTTTTCCTTTGCTTCCTTCTTCATCTGTACAACCCAGCCTTCCAATATCTTCTTCTTCTTGGCTGGCGCTGTCGCTGCTAGTGTTGGTGCCGCTACTTGAGCGTTCTCAAATTGTGCATACACCAAGACTTTCAGCGTGACCGCAGAAGTTGCTCCCTGCACTCTTAAAGGTACTGCTACCTTCAATTTCACACTTCCAATGTATCCATCATCCACTCCTAGTTGATCATCGGTCATGTATGCCTTGGGCGCTACATAAGGAATTACAACTTCCTGTCGAACATCAGTGTTCGCACTCAGTTCAAAAGCATTACAGCTCGACATTGAATAGAGATTACTCAAACGATAATCATCATGATATCCATGTGGCTTCCATGCTCCTAGCAATATCCCTGAGTGGTACTGCGTTCCTGCGATCACAAACTGAACTCTCACATTTGCTCTGAAAAAGTGGAATCTACTCAATTTCTCTTGTAGATTCACCTGACTATTGTACAGAGCATATGGAAAGCGCAATGCAATTACTGTTGTCTCCGCGGGCTGCTCAGAACTCCATGTGTACGATCCTATAAGGTACTTTCTCTCCAGTACCTTTCCCATTCCTTGATCAGGATAAGGATCTGCTCCCACATGTATCTTCTGCAAATGCTGTGACACTTCACTAACATCCGGCTCCATAATCGTAGACAACGTAGTCAATTGCGTTGTTTCAGTTGCCATCTCTCCTTCCTGCAACTCTGCCATCTGGTCTGCCTTGCTTTGGGTTGTGAATCCAGTACGAGCAAGCTCTCTTGAAGTTAGTACTGCTACTAATGTGTCTTTTACAAAATTCACGTCCTTCTCAATAAGCTCCTCATACTGTCTCACATTCACCAAAGTCTGGCGTATAGCAGTATCATCCAGAGCTTGTACTGAAGACGTAGCAGCCCACCTTCTTAGTGTCTGCGTTCCATATTCGTACATTTGCTCTGTGGTTACAGGTCTTCCTCTCTCTATGGTTACTTCATCTATCTTCTTCAGATCATCCTCGACTCCATTCTCTCCCTTAAAGAGACCATACTGAGCTACAGCAGCTACTGCTTTCTTTCTCAGGTCAGCAAGTATCTCCTTAACTCTCTCCTCTGTGACTTTCTCTCCTGGCCAATGCCATTCCTCTCCTTCCAAGTACCCTGTCTTTATGCCAAAAGCCACCATGGCAGAATGACAAGCTTCATCCTTACTTGTACTTGGTTGTCCATTGATCCATCCATTCTTGAAAGAGACCATTGCGGTATACACTCCATCCTTTAGATTAAACTTCACAACTGGCAAGAACCCAAACTTTGCTTTGAATTCATCCGCCAACTGCCTATCAGTCTTTCCTTGTGTCTCCCACTTTGTATAAGTCTGGCACTCCATTTTATTCATGGTGCCTCCCAACATTCTTGAAATGTAGCGTATATGGTTATGTGTTATCCACCACCATTTGCCACCTCCTAAAATTTTGGGTCTCATATTGTCTTCCTTTCCAAAATAGATGAAACCTTCAGGGAACTCTCCTGGTGGAGCGGGGGCTTCCTCAAAAAGCTTGAAGCCTCCTCCGTCTTCATTCTCAAGAATATTCTCTTTCATCCATTCCTCGAAGTCATCCTCTGTTGCCGGTTGCGTATCGGGTTCCTCTTTCATAGCCTGCTGTTCCTCCTTGAACATATTTACCATGCCTTCCCGAATCTCCTCTTCCTCTTGCGGCTCAAAAATGACTTCCTTCGCTCTCCTTCTATTGACTTCCTCTTGCGCCTCGCGTACAATCTCATCAAAATGAGTCTTGTATCTACAACAAGCAGGGCATTCACACTCCTCTATTTGCTTAGCAGCCATTTTATCATGGAATCTCTCCTCCTTGCTTCTATCCTCACAAGGGTCATCGCTGTCGGAATCTGAACTCGCCATCTGTGTCTCCCAAATGCATGCACGTCCTTGGTTCTGAATGATTCTTTCATAGAGTTCTCCACTGGTAACAGATTTGTTGAGCTTTGTCCAGGCATCCTCGTAGGGCATAAACTCCATTTTCTGTTCCTCTGGATCACTCCAGTCTGAATCCCTCCTTGAAAAGTCCGAGAAGTATCCACTGCCCGGCCACGGGTCATGGTATCCAGATCCTGAAGAAGTGTCCTCTCCTTCTTCTTCTTTTCTTGATTCCTTTCCTTGTGTTTGAAATCCTACTCTATTTCGTGCTCGTGCCATCAATTGCTCGAACATGGTCAGAGTCTGTTCCAATTCAGAAAAGTATTCATTAAAAGAAGCCTGCATCTCCACGGGAACATCATCCTGTGTAAAGGTCTCTAGCATTTCTGCTACGCCTTCTGCCCACACAAATGGTTTGCCTGTCTGCTGCCCTAAAACATCTATCCTCTGTTTCAGCGCTTTGACATCAATTTTCCCTTGGATCTCCCACTCGATTTCTCCAGGCTCAGGCTCAGTAGAAACGAATTTTGAAAACAAAGTTTTCCAGTGTAAATGACACGCTGGAACTGAACGCTTTGTCAACTCATAATTCAGCTTCTGCTTCCACTCATTGAACACTTCCTCTCCGTGGTGAAACAATTCCCTCAAAACACAATCAACCAACTGTTGAATTGCTTCTCTTGGGTCCTGTCCATCTTGTTGCCAATTCAATATTTCTAGAATGTCTTCCATATCCATAGGTGCATACCAAACACCCATATAATGACGGAAATGTCTCTTCAAGAAAGTCACTTCATGTGGCAACTTGTGTTCTTGGCTTCCTTCTGTCTTGTCAGCGCGAGTATAGTGCATTCCAAACACTTTAAACTCCTCTACAAGCATGTCAAAAGTATACCATTGAGCCAAAAGTCCTAAAAGGAGGAAAAAGTCATCTCCTCCAGTGAAACACCTAAAATGATTCCTCAGGGTTCGAATTTCGAACTGGAAATTGTTGGTGTTTTTCAATACTTTCTGGAAGAAATCCCATCTTTCTATTCCTCCTATTAGTTTGATTAGGGCTTCCCTGTCCTTCTTCAGCCATGCATTTCTAATTCTCCTCGCTCTCTTTAAGAAACAGTAAGAGTGCATCATCTGTCCTTCAATAGAATTCCGCAAGAATGTGTCAAAAGCTCCTGACACAAATCCTCGCTTGCTTCTGCACACAGTTTTCCCTACAAGTAGGTTCACTTTTGGTGCACAAGTATCCTCCTGAAGCATTTGTCTCACTCTACATTCCTCATCCATCTGCGCCTTGGGAGTTTGGGGATTCCACTTTCTATACCAACCATTTTGCACATTGATATAGGCTTGTTGAAATCTCCAAAACTTTCTCCAATCATACTCTTTAGCATCTCCATCTTCTGCTTTGGTATCTGGTCCCATCTCTCTCGCCTGTCGCATGTACTCTCCCCACTCCATTGCTGAGTGTGGATTTATGCCCACGGCAGGTCCCAGTTCAAATTTTGCCAGCGCACAATTTTCCATAAAAGAACCACAGTACATTTTACCTACTGCGTAATGGTCAAATTGGTTAGCTTCGAACGGTCGCGTGTTGCCTCCTA